TCCACCAAACTCTCCTTCATCAAATGCACCTATGAGAGGTGGAAATGGTTTAGCAAATTCAATTACAGGATGTTCTGTAACTTACGCTGGCGGAGGAGCTGGCGGTGGTAACAATGGTAATCCTTTTGTACCCGCACCTGGAGGATCTGGTGGTGGTGGACAAGGTGGAAGAAGAAGTCCTCCTCCTTGTAGTGGCGCAGGAACTGACGGCCTAGGTGGCGGTGGCGGTGGCGGCGGTTCAGGTGGAAGAGCCGGCGGAGATGGAATTATTATTTTAAGAGCACCAGCATGTGCAGTATTTACTGTTGCACCTGCATGTAACACAATTACAACTACACCGGGCGGATGTCAGGTAGCTACATTTAACGTAACAGGGACATTAACTATATAATTATGGCACACTTTGCAAAAATAGAATTAAAAACTTTAGAAAATGAAAACCAAGAAAAATGGGTTGTTACTAAAGTTGTTAAAGTTGGAAATGATATTCTTTCTAATGGTAGAAGTTTAGCAGATTATCCAAAAGATCCAGAAGGTGAACAATACTGTTCTAGATTTTTTGGTGGTGGAACTTGGAAACAAACATTTAAAGATCACTCTCACAGAAGAAGATATGCTGGAACAGGTTTTATTTACGACGATGAAAATGATGTTTTCATTGAACCGAGACCTTATAATAGTTGGATTTTAGATGATGAATTTGATTGGTCTTCACCTGTAGCATATCCTACAATAACTACTTATACAGCAGCTACTGAACCTACAACAAGACAATATAGTATATCTTGGGATGAAGATAATTTAAGATGGAAATCTAGAATATGGCCAACTGACGATGATACTGTATATGAAAATTATTATTGGAATCCTGATAATTCTACTTGGATTCAATACACACCCTAGTACTTGTAATATAGTTTAAATTTGATATAACTTTTAACGAAAGTTATATCATGAAAAATAAAAAATTAAATATACTATCAGTTGATTTTGACTGGATAACAAATTTAAATCAAACAGAAGAATTATTATCTTTTCTAATTCCTATATTAGAAGGAAGGCCTAGAAAAACAATTTACTTAGCTTTTCATCATCACCACATAAATCAAATTTTTACAGAAAGTTTAGATACAGAATATAATTTATATAATATTGATGATCATCATGACTATTTATACGATAATATAACACATTTAGATGTAGGAAATTGGCTTTGGTATCTTTCAAAGGAAAGACATAAAAAAATTAATTATGTGTGGATTTCAAATAATAAATCAAAACATATGAATTTTAATAAAACACAAGAAGCTATTCATAGATTACAAAATTATACATTTGATCATAGAATTTCTTTTATAGAAGAAACTAAATTTGACAAAATTTTTTTATGTTGTAGTCCAGATTATAATACACCAGAAGGAATTACTGCTTATAAAATAATAGAAAGGTGGTTAAAAAATGGAACTTAATTATTATTACTGGTCATTTAAATCAGCAGTGCCAGAAAGAATTTGTGATGAAATAGTTAAATATGGAAACTCTAAAGAAGAGAAAATAGCTATTGTAGGTGGATCTAAAAAATTAGATAAAAAAGGTTTAAAAGATTTAAGAAAAAAAAGAAATTCAAATGTTGTTTGGTTAAGTGATAGATGGATTTATGAAGAAATTCAGCCGTATATTCATGCAGCAAATCAAAATGCAGGATGGAAATTTAATTGGGATTGGTCAGAATCTTGTCAATTTACAAAATATAAAAAAGGACAATATTATGGTTGGCATATTGACAGTTGGAAAAGACCTTATGAAAGAAAAGATACTAATGATCCTAGCCATGGTAAAATAAGAAAATTATCTGTTACAGTTTCTTTATCAGATCCAAATACATATAAGGGGGGTGAATTAGAATTTGATTTTAGAAATAAAGATAACAGCACAGATGGTGTTTCTAATATCGAAAGATGTAAAGAAATAAAAACAAAAGGTTCTATTGTAGTTTTTCCATCTCATTTATGGCATCGAGTAACTCCAGTTACTAAAGGAATTAGGTATTCATTAGTAATATGGAATTTAGGAGAACCTTTTAAATAAAATGAAAAAAAAATCTTTTCCATTAAAACTAAATAGAGAAAATTATTTTCCTTGTCCGATTTGGTATGGAGAAGAATCTTCTTTTGTTAAATCTTTAAATAAAGCTTCAGAAAAATATATTAAAGAATCTAAAAAAATAATAAAAAATCAAATTAATGAAAGATCAAAAAAATTTGGAATAAAAGGAGATATAGGCCATGTTTACCATTCAACTACATTAATAAATGATAAAGATTTTTTAGAACTTCAAAATTATGTTGTTGCAACCGCTGAAAATTTGTTAGTTGAAATGGGTTTTAATTTAATTAATTATAAAACTTTTGTAACAGAAATGTGGGTACAAGAATTTGCAAAAGATGGAGGTGGACACCACTCTTTACATACACATTGGAATGGACACATATCTGGATTTTATTTTTTAAAAGCTAGTGAAAGAACATCATATCCATTATTTGAAGATCCTAGATCTGGAAACTTAATGAATTTATTACCTGAAAAAGACAAAACAAAAATTACATATGCATCAAATCAAATTTATTATAAAATAAAACCAGGTTCTATGATATTTTTTCCATCATACTTACCACATCAATTTACAGTAGATCCAGGATATGAGCCATTTAGGTTTATTCACTGGAACTGTCAAGCCATACCTAAAGGAGCAGTAAATGCAAAAATTTGATAATTTTTTTGATGAGGATACTTTAAGCTCATTAAAGTTTTATTTAGCTAGAACAAATTTTGTTCCTGATTGCACTGGTTCTGTGAATGAACCAGATAAAAGTATTTTTCAAGGTTTTTTACAAGAAAGTTTTCCAGTGAATCAAAATCACAATACTTCTCACACCATGTTAAATACATTTGCTGTTACAGCAGTTATTAAACTTCAAAGGTTAACCAATAAAAAATTTGAACTCAAAAGAGTATTATTTAATATTTTAACAAAAGATACTAAAGGAGTTGAACATGTTGATATGGATATAGAAAATTACTATACTTTTATATTAAATTTAGAAGAATGTGATGGAGGAACTTATGTGGGTAAAAAATTTTTTAAAAATAAAATAAATCAGGGATTGTTTTTTAATAGTAATTTGTTACATAGAGGTGAAGGACCAAAAAAATATTTAAAAAGAATGAATATGGCTTTAATGATAGAAGAAAGGGAATAAAATGTCTTTTGAAAAAAACAAATATTTAGTAATTAAAAATGTAATATCTAAAGAATTATCACAATTTATATATGAATATTTTTTAAATAAAAGGTTAGTTGCTAAAACACTTTTTGACAGGAAATTTATATCTCCATTTACAACTTATTTTGGATCATGGAATGATACACAAGTACCTAATACATACTCACATTATGCAGATATTGTAATGGAAACATTATTACAAAAAGTAAAACCTATAATGGAAAAAAATTCTAAAACAAAATTAACAGAAACATATTCTTTTGCTAGAATTTATAAAAAAGGAGATGTTTTAAAAAGGCACAAAGATAGATTTAGTTGTGAAATATCTACTACTGTAAATTTAGGTGGTGACCTTTGGCCAATATATTTAGAACCATCTGGTAAAACAAATCAAAAAGGAATTAAAATAGAATTAAGTCAAGGAGATATGTTAATGTATCGTGGTTGTGATTTAGAACATTGGAGAAATAAATTTAAAGGAGAAAATTGTGCACAAGTATTTCTTCATTATAATGAATCTGGATCTAAAAAAGCAGAACAAAATAAATTTGATAAAAGACCACATTTAGGTTTACCTGGTTGGTTTAGAAACAATTGAAATTTAAAAATAAATTACAAAATACAGAATATCCAAATAAAAAAGAAACTTGGGACGTAGCAGGTATTATAAAAGGTCAGAATGGTTTTTACAAATTTGATACTAGACCTATACAAAAAACTAAAGATGGTGAGATAGGTAAGT